CCACCGCTACTGGACATTGCTCATCTCAATCTGGCCCATTATCAGCGGCAAGCGGATCTTATCCACAGTCTCCACATTGCTTCGCAACCGATGCTCGTCCTTGAGGGCTGGGACGATCAAACGAAAGACATGGCTATCAGCGTTAATTACGCGATGGCGACCCAGCCGGGTAACAAGGTCTATTACGTGGAACCTGCGGCAAGCGCGTTTGAGGCGCAATCGGCGGAAATCCAGGAGTTACAGCAGCAGATGGCGACACTCGGCATCAGCACGCTGAGCCAACAGAAGTTCGTTGCCGAATCTGCTGATGCACGCCGCTTGGATCGGATTGACACCAATTCAATGCTGTCGATGGTGTCAATGGACTTGGAGTCCGGCCTGCAAAAGGCTTACAACATGGCTGCTGACTACTTGGGTCTTGAGCCGCCTGAGGTCAAAATTAGCCGTGACTTCGACTTGCAGCGTCTTATCGGCCAAGACATTGCAGCGATGGGTCAGTTGTTTGAGGATCAGGTAATCAGTCGCGAAGAGTTCCGCGACATGTTGGTGCAGGGCGAAATTTTGCCTACTGCAGCAGAGGCTCAAGAGAGCGGTACAGTAGAGGAGTAGTAGCTTTCGTTCCCATGGGACTTCGTTTTGAGGAAATCAATCCTCCTAAAAAAGAAGAAAAGCCCGCAGAAAAAAAGACTGCCGCTAAAAAAGCAAAGGCTAGTAAGGTAGAAGAGTAAATTCTTTTCTACTAATGGAAGAACAAGTCATCCAGGAAACGCCCGTGGCAACTCCTGCTGAGCAACCCGTGGTTGCGAATGACAACACTGCCAACATCGACGTTTCTGCTTACGAGCAGCAAATTCAGGCTGAAAAAGCCCGAGCTGCTGAAGCTGAGGCTAAGTTCCAGCGAATCAAGGAAAAAATGAATGCCCTTGATAAAAAGCTGGAGAAAAACGAGGCTGACCGTCTTAAACGGCTAGAAGACCAAGGTCAGTGGAAAGACCTTTGGGAAGAAGCCAACAAAACTGCTCAAACCAAAGACCAGCAAATCGCTGAGTTAGAGCAGAAACTGGCTGATCTCCGCACGTCTAACGAAACTGCGGCGATGAAAACGTCTGCGCTGTCAGCCATCAGTCAGTCTGGTGCAATCAACGCTGCACAGATGCTTCAGCTGGTTCAAGGCAACTTGAAAAAAGCAGAAGATGGCAGCGTCAAAGTGTTGAATGGTGGCGTTGAGGAAGACCTCAATGTGTATCTTGCCAAGCTGAAAAACCCTGGCTCTGGTTTTGAGCATCACTTCAAACCAAGTGCTCAAGCTGGTATGGGGGCTAAACCAACGACCGGCACAGCTGGTGCTGCAGGTGTCGCTAATCCTTGGGCAGAAGGTAGTATTAACCTAACAAGGCAAATGACCTTGGAAGCTACCGACCCCGAGCTTGCAGCCGTGCTCAAGCGAGAAGCTGGTAGATAAGTCCCCGTGGGACTTTCACTTCAAGTCCGTGACTTGAGACCCGCAAACTTCTACCCCGATTAAGAAATGGCCGCACCATTTCAAAATTATTCCGGCGGTGTCCTTCTCGCGGACATCGTAAAAAGGAATAATCTCAGCACCTATGTGTCTGAGGCAATCAAAGAGCGCAGCTTGTTCATCAAGTCTGGCGCTGTTTCTCGTAATGCTCTCCTTGATTCCCGTCAAGGTGGCACTCGAATTCAAGTTCCTGAGTTCAACCCCACGTCTCCGACTGAGGAGATCATGAGTGGCACCGCCACTTGGGGCACCAGCGGCGCTGGCTACCTGACTCCTCAAAAGATCGGTACTGGTACCCAAATTGCAACCATCTGCCATCGCGGTTTTGCGTATGCCGTAGATGACATTGCAGTTCTGGCTGCTGGTGAAGATCCGATGCTTCACATCCGCAACCAACTGGCTGACGCCATCAACAAGCTGAACAGCGCACGTCTGTTCTCTCAGCTTGCTGG